CTTAAGTTCATCAACCTCAACATAAGTGTGAATTGCAACAGGCATAAGTTAATTACTTATCCTCTGATGGCTTTACAGCTTTATTTTCTACTTTTTTCTTTGCAGCTTTCTTTTTTGGCTTTTCCAATTCTACATTAGGAACAGGATCTCCAACTTTTGCTACTAAAACAGCAGAACTAAATGGAGATTTTTCTCCTTTAGCATATTTATGTGTTTTATTACATTTCCAAACTGTATCTTTTGGATCTGTTATTTTTTCCATATTGTTCTCCTCTTCATGAAAAGCAGAGCTCATTACTTCAGTTGTCATAACAAAAGAATGGCTCTGCTTTTTCATTTAATATTTTATTCTATATCTAGAATTCTTGTGAAAGAAGCAATTCTATATACAGCTAAAGCATATCTTAAAGATGCTTTAATTGTTAGAATGTCTTTGCCAAAATCCCCATCAGCAGCTGAGTCTGAAATTTGTAATTCCATTCCTCTTCTGAATACATGGTTTACAGCAAGTCCTCCACCAAATTTTCCAATAAGAACATCAGTATCAAGACCAACAGCAGATCCTATTTGTGTTGATTTAACAACAGGTAATCCCCAAATTGTTGGGCTTCCTGCTTGTGCAGAAGCACCAAGCATAAAGTTTTCATTACCATCTACTTGACCTGCTAATGCTTCATAAGCAGCAGGGCTCATAACAATAGCATCTGGGCTCATTTGTCCATTTGATTCTACATCTTTGATACCCTCAAGAATTGTTCTTAATTTACCACCTACAGATGCAGGATAAGCACCTGCTGAGTAAGTGATTGAATTAATACCACTTCTTTGAACTATTCCCTCAATGTCAGGGCTAACACCTGATCCACCAAGAACTTGTTTTTCAAGTTTTTGCATGACATGGTTAGCTAATCTACCATCAAAATATGCTTTTGCACCTGCTTGATCTTCAAGCAATTCTGCAGTTATTGGAAGAGTTGTAATGAATTTTCTTACAGGCTCTGTAACTGCTGAATAAGTGAAAGCATCTTCTGGAGCAGCAGATCCCTCAGCTGTTTCTGCAGCATTGTTTGTTGCAGTTTCTGCTAAGAAGTAATAAGTTGTTTGATCTGTATTGATTGTATCAATAAGATTCAAAACAGGATTTGGATCTGGCTCTGCAGGAGGAGCTACTAATTGATAAATTGTATCTCTAGTCCATACAGAAGTTGTTACTGTGTTTTTTTGCTCAAATGGAGCTTTATCTGATTGGAATGGAATGTTTTTAATTCCACCATCAACAAAAGACTTATAAGCATCTGATTGTAAAAATTCAGCACCAAGAGTTTGAGGAGCTTCAATTTCTGGCTCACCATAAACAGGCATTCCAGAAACTTTTTGAGAATTTTTTAATTCTTCTTTATTAGCATCTTTAACACCCTCAAGATCAGTTAATTCATTAATCTTTGAGCCAAGTTCTGCTAACTCATCATTTCTCTTTTTAATTTCTTCTTTTTGATCTGAAGAAAGTTCTGACATATCTTTTACAGAATCAAATATCTTAGCAAGTTCTTCTGATTTTTGAGCTTTTTGAGCTCTCATATCTTTTAATGTTGCCATTATATATTTTTCTCCTATTAATTATTGTTCATTAAGTTCTTTTGAACTTCAATGAATAGCTCATCATCTTTAACAGCATCATAACCATATTCTGCCAAGACATCATCCAACTTAATATAAAGTGAATTTAATCCTGCCAAATATGTTTGTATCATCTCTGTAGATTTTGAGCTTAATGTCTTTTTTTCAGAGTTTCTAAGAAGAGCAAGATCTTCTATTCTCTCTGTAAATGCCTTTAACTCCTCAAGAGAAGTTACAGCTTGTTCTCCAAGCCTCATGCCCTGTTGGGATGATTTACTGATACTTGCATCAGTTTCACTTGAAACTTCTGGCTCTGTAGATTCAACCTGCATCTCTGCTTTGATTTCCTCATCTACAGGCTCTAAACCTGATTTAAGTGCTTGAACAAAACTGTTCTGTTGAGCACCTACTAGCACAGGAGATACCTCCCATACTTTAACATCCTCTAATACTCTTACAGGAACTTCCTCTCCTTTAGCATCAATATGAGTTCCTTTTGATGATTTCATTACTTGAAACCCATAAGAGAACTGTTGCATATCTTGCATCTCTTTAACTGTGTTATATGCTTCTTTCCCTGCTTCTGTATTTAGAAAATATCCTTTAAAAACAGCTTTTTGATTATCTGTTTCTATGATGCCTCTACCTATTACCTTACTCCAATCATGATTCCAGACTAATGGCACTTTGTTGCCTGTATATCCTGATCTTAAGGCATTGGCTTTTGTTACATCATTATCACTATCAATAGTGTCAAATAATGAAAAAACTGCCTCTATATATCTTTTATCCCCATCCTCTTTTAGCTCAATAGGAGCATTCTTAAAAGAAAGATTCTCTGGTCTTTTTACTTCACTCATCTATTACCTCAATATAAGCCTCTGTACATCTACAATTAGCAATTAAACCTATAGGAGCATTTGGATCTCTAGGTCTATCTAACTTAATACCATTATACAGATAAAAGCTGTTCAGAGGAACTCTTTGATTATCTAGCTCAAAGTGTGCTTCTCTAAC